CCCTAAATCGCTTAGGCTTGCCGGGTCATTTTGTATATAAACGCCTTCAATAGTAACGTCCGGCCCTATACAAATTGAGTGCCAAATGTCCATGTAGTAATTAAAGCCTACCAATATGTCGTCCCCACCGCCGCCCTTGCCGCCTACTGCTTCCTTTACCTCTTCTGTTTTTAAGTTCCCATACCATAGTAAATTTGTATTAATTCTAACAGTTCCAAAAGTCAAAGGAATTATTGAACCTTCCTTTGCTTGCGTTACTTGAAAAGAATCAAGCGTAGCCGGGGACATATCGCTGGTTTCGGGTCCCTTGCTTAATAGGGTAGCAAGTATTAACCCGCCGATAATGACCGCCGCTATGAGTATTGCACCTACAACCATTTGACTACCTTTTCAATTCTAAATATAGAAGTTAATTTTTTTTCAAAAAATCCTTTAAAGGGAAAATAACTAACGCCCCTGTTATGAATCGAATGAACCATCATATTATTATTTTGACCTAAGTATATCGAAGCGTGGTTGCCTACGCCTTGCGGCGTTGTAGCGAATGTTAATAAATCACCACGAATTTTTTGAACCCGTTTAGACATTCGTTTTATTTCAAAACCCGGTGCGGCTTGGTTCGAAAAATGTTTAAATAATGAATCTATGACATATTCATTTTTCGTATGTATATGCCAATCGCGCGCGTGGTAATCATAAGTTAATTCTTTTAGTATTCCAGCTTCAAGCCAGCAAGCGCCAATAAATAAAGCGCAATCAGCGCCGCCGCCTTTTACCATAGTCAAATGTCTATACGGCGTTCCTTCCCATGACTTGACTATAGCTAAAAAATTATTCCATATTTTATCGTTTCGAAAATATGCTTGCATTATCTAAAGCCCCAAACGACGGGGTTATTAGAAGGTATATAAGGCATACCCAAAAATCTTAATAGGTTGTCAAACTTATTTAAACAAGTTTCGGGCGCGCCGTCGCAACCCGGCAAGGCTACAACGTCGTCGTCTATCTGTAGCCGCAAATCAAAAGGTAATTGCAAACTTAAGACATTGCCTACATGATTTGTAACTAATCGAAAGTCCGTACCAAACTTGATAACTCCGCCCGTAAAATATTGATCTGTAAATGTACCGAATGTCGAAGACTCAATATTGTATCCGCTGATTGTAGTAATTGTAGCAATTACTTCCCATGTACTTTCAATTAAACCGCAACCACTATCAAAAACATCATGGTTGCAAAACGCTTGATATATTACGTTAGGCATCTTTGCGAATAGCCAGCTACTATTTGCTTCTAACTTTGCTGTAGCTTGTCGATTTTTTATAGTAACTGTTTTAACCGTTCCGGTGAAGATAATAACATAGTCCGTTAGGTCCGATTTAATAGCCCGGTAAATGACTACATTAACTGGTTCTATCGGAAGGTTGCCTATGTACGCCGCAAATATATCTGTTATAGGCGCGGTAATGTCTACATTAACACTTCCAAATTGAGTATCATAAGAAAATGACCCCCGGTTTATAGGCGCGGCGGCGTAGGTAACGCCGCGAAACACTAATGACTCATTATAAGAGGTATAGCGTTCGTAAACCCCGCCTTGCTCTAATTCATAAAATTCGGGGAATGGTTCTTGCTGGCTTTCCTTTATTTCACTTTGATAAGTCATATTTATATTTCATCGTATTCTTTTACTAATTCATAAAACCTTAAATCGGTTTCTGTTACTAAGTCGCTTTGATGATTTAAGTTCAAATCGTCTTCATCAAAGCGACTTAGTAATAGTCTACCTATACGCGTATATCCATCTTCGTCTACGTCCCGATCTAAAGCAGTTTCAATTTCTACCGTTAGTTCGTCGGCTATATCATTATAACTAACATTGGTAACGTGCCTTGTCAAAATATCGCCGTCATTCATTACTATATATATTCGTTCATAACCTTGATACTGGCTTTCGGCATAATTCTGAATACAAACTAAAGCGGTCGCCCCACTACCAATATCTTGTTTTAATTCAAAAGCTACTTTAGGATGATAAGCCCAAAAGCGTTCGTTTTTTCCTCTTCGTTCATTATAAAAATCTATTAAGCTATATTCATCTTGCTTATTATATGTAGTAAACTTTGCATCAAAAGAAATTGGAACGTCTTCTGTAAAAGGTATTAGTCTTTGCGCGGACCCCCTATATTCAAGGATTGTACGCGCTAAAGCTATTTCACTACCCGGCGTCGTAACCCAGTTTGGAAGTAAAGGAAAAATCGGCGTGTTAGGATAATCAATATCTTGAAAGTCATTAGCCATTTTTTATCCGCTTTGAAATTCTAAAAATTCTAAAGTAGCTTCGTTAGTATGACTTGTCTTTTCACTAAATTTAACCGCCCTAACAGTACAAAACAAACAAGGGTAGACCATCGAACGGACTACGTTAAAAGTTTCTGTTATAGCTGATTTTAAATTAATATTATTATTAGTAAAATTTAAAATTTCTTTTATTTCAGTTGTATTCGTTTCATGGTCTACAATAATTACAAAACTTGTCCTGTTTTGAAAGTTCCATAGAAATTCATTGCTATTAGATAAAGGAATTGAAGTGCTACCCAGCGTCAACGCGGTCGGGTGCATTTGTTCACTAAAAATTGGAATACCTAATATTTTATCATGGGCATAACTAATAAGATTAAAAAATCTTGGATTATCTGAACCAAATAAAGTCAATTTAAAACCAGCGCCACGCCTGCATTGTTCTATCATAGCCCGGCGTTGCTCATAGAAAAATTGCGTGTTATACATTACAGTTTCAAAAGAATAAGTGCTTTTTAATTTGTCAATCCAATTTAATTCCGGTTCAAGTGGTATAACTCTAATGCCGTCAATAAAAATTTCAAATTCAATTCCATCTATAGTCAACTGCCATAAAGTATTTTGCAAAGGCGGACCATCTTTAAATATAGTCATTGTCTGAACAAGGTCCGCCGTTTTAGGTATAGTAAAAGGTAAAGCCGGGTATTCAAAATCTGTCCCCGGTTGCCTAATGACTACAACGCTTGACCAAATTACGCTACGTTCTAAATAAGCGTTCCATATTTCTATATCGTAGGTTTGTTCTTCTGTTATAAACCCCGCCGCTATGCGTAAAGGTTCTACCCATATCCGATTCATTAGCATATCGAACAAGTAGTCAAAACCAATCCAGCCAAATTGTTCCCGTTCGATCATTATTATATGACTATCTAACTCTTCGGCAACCCGCAAATACCGGGGCGTTACAGGCACTATAAGTAATTCGCCTATAGGAAAAATCCTGCTTTCCTTATCGGTATGATAAGGCGTTGTATTAGGGTCTTCCATTTGCGACGGCAAAGCGTATGTAGTAAATGCCTTGAAAGTCATTTTAACTAATCCTAAAAGCTACTGCTTGGTCGTCTAATAATGAGGTATCGGGAAAAACTAAATATTCGTCGTCCCCGAATAATAATGTATCGCCAAACCCGAAACCAGTATTTTTTATTATTACGGCTGGGTATGTTCCCATAACGTGCCAAACCCCGGAATCTTTATCTTTGTAAAACCATGTAGGCATTACGGCTACGTGTTTATTAGTAAAAGAATTATATCTAACTACATTATAAAGCCTTCCGAAATAACCATTTAAATTCGGATTAGCGTCCATATAGAGATTCGACCTTACTACGTCGCTCCATACTGCCCTATTATATTGAGTAGAAGGACTATACATCATTTTCCAACCACTTGAATTAGTCGCGGGCTGGGTCACCTGACCCCAGCGACTTAAGTAAGAAGCAATATTGTACCAATAGTTTGCCGGGAATTGAAAACTAAAGCAACCCGAAAAATACATTTGCCAATCATCTACACGGCTTTGCAATTCGGGTAGTAATTCAAGCGTGCCTATGCCGCCGTGTATTACCCATTCGGAAGTAATTTGAGCAAACCAAAATAAACAACGTTTGCCTATACCGAAAAACCACGCGGCGGGGAAAACACTATTAGGCATATTCCAATCATACCAGCGCGAATCTTGCCATTGATTTTGATAGCAACCGCGTGTAGCCGAAGCTATGTTATATGTAGGATTGCCGGGAGTGGTAGGACAACTATTAAACCAAGATACAGAAGGTTCGCTACCTTGATCTGGATAGTCTATATAATCGCTACCGCCTGTAGTATAACCCACGCCGTTAACCCAATAGCGCCCGGTCAAATAACTTTCACTTGTCCAGCCTTGCGCTATAGCAAAAGCCCGAAGGTTCGATAATAACCCTTGCGCGCCATTTACATTTACTACCTTTTGATAATTGACTATAGGTACTGACATTAGCTACACTCCTTAAACGGTTGTAGTAGTTGTGGTTGTGGTCGTTGTCGTTGTGCTGGTCGTTGTCGTCGTGGTCCCGGCTATCTCTTCCAGCGCCATGAAGTTATAGTAATTCGTATTTTCTACATTTTGGAAAACCCTATGTCTAATACCGCCCATGTGCAAGGTATCTTCACTTTGCACTTGCTGGCTGGCTAAATGGAAAACGCCGTCTAACTGCATTAGCGTTGATTTCCCTTCTGGATATACTACATAAACATTTTGCAAATGTACCAATTTCATAACGGGTGTTTTACCCATTATGTCAGCCGTATTCGTGTAGTTATTACGTGGGTCTAAATAACAACCCCTAAACGCATATTGACCAGCCCCGCCGTCGGCTACTCTGTAGGCATTAGAAGGGTCTACTACCCAAAAACCATAGCCATTATCATTCCAATAACTTTGGGGAATGTATAAACGGTTAATGCCTGTAGTATCGTCGAACCTTTGTTGGTCAACTGAACAACCTTTTAAGACAAGCGGGTAGGGATATTCAGAAGGTAAGCCATAACGAAACCCAAAGCCGCAATAAATTGATTCATAGTTACTTTGTACTTTGACTACAACTATAACTCTTTGCCTATTCGCGTAAAACCAATAGTACATAGTATCATCTATTAAAGGTATTTGCGGGTGATTGTCCCAGCTTTCGCGTATCGTGTCGTAGGTATTGTAGGTATGTTGAATATAATTTGCGTTCCAGTATTGGCCGGGCGTCCATTGTGTATAGATATTTAAATCCCAGCCGTGGCGATTTTCGGGCGTGTAGAACCATTCGCGAAAACCGATCATTACATTTTCAAGCCCGCTGTTTCCGGTATTTTGTAAAACCATTTGCTTACAATCACTACCGAAAGGTTCGGTAGGTGGGGACCCTTTATTTTTACTATTTTCATAAACCAGTACGCGCCAATCTTGACCCGGTTGCCCGTAAAGGTAGTCCGCTGTAGGCGCGGCGTCGGGGCTTGAAGAAAAAGTAATACTGTATCCGCCTGTAGCATAGTTAATTGACCCGGCTGTAATATTTGTCCCTACAATATTCCCCGCGCCGTCGTCGGTAGCTTGATAGGCTACAGTTGAAAACAAATAATCAATAATTAATCGGCCATAACCTACAGGCGAATTAGCAAATGTTCCGGCCCAGTTTACGCCCGCGCCTGCTAATGTTTCCCCGGTTACTTCGGTTCCAACTAAAAAGGCGTGCAAGGTTTGTAGTAATCCGCTGGGGCCATACATATTATTCACGACGCCGTTTTGATAGGCTGTTTCTTCTATACTCATTTGTCTATTCCCCTAAAATTATTTGCTTTAGTTGAAAAGAATTTTCACTTAAGACATTCATAATATTTCTTTGACCCGGTTTAGTTGCTACATATTGGTCCATCATTTGCGGGTCTATAATATTGTTTATATTTATTGGTTGCTGTTCGGGTGTCCCCGTGGTTGTGCCTGCTTGTCTTGCCGCCGCGCTTACGGCTCCGCCTGCTTGAAAGTATTCATTTCCGCGTAACACTTTAGGCGCGCGATAATTTGCTAATACTTCGCGTGGTACAAGTCTTCGCCTAATTGCTTCCATAGCGCCTTCCCCGTAATGTCTCACGGCTTTAACTGGTTGCACAAATTCGCCCGCTGTTAAATTTGCAGTTATATTATCGGCGGTATCCGAAGGCGAATAACCTTTTACTTTACCGCCCGCCGCTATAGATTGATTTCTAATTGCGGCTATGCGCGCAAGCCCCGCCGCTACTGCTACGGCGGCGAATATCGGACCTAAAACAGCGCCTACATAGGGAATTTCCAAACCGCGTTGATAAGCAATTATCGCGTTTTGATATGTAGCTATTCCAGCTTGCGCTATTGCTACTGCTTTTTGTAAATAGAAAAATTCTTTTACTTGTTGCCCGCTTGCGGCGTAGGCGTCCCCGAAGGCGTCGCTTAATTGACTTAGGCTACCTTGAATATTTGTTATAGTTAATTGGTGGATTGCTTCGCGCTGTTTTGCTATCTCTTGGTCGCGCTGTAAATTGTGTAACCGATTTGCTTCCTCTAATTGGTCTTTGCTTGCATTTTGGTCAACTAACATTTGATATTCTTGTGCTTGTCTATCTTCTAAAGCTTGTAATTCTAAAGCATTTCTTTCAAGTATATTCCCAGCGCCCGATTGTGCTAACTGCAAGCGCAAATCTGCTAAGGTTTGTGTTATAGACAAACGGCTATTTGCGATTTCCTCTTCTGCTTTAAACTGGTCAAGTTCTATTTTTACAATGTCTTGACTTAGTTTTTCCCTTCGTTTAAATATTTTATCTTCAATAGCAAGCCGTTTGCTGGGGTCCTTTTCAACGTCGGCTGTCTTTTGAAGTACTTCAATTTCTTTTTGCGCGGCTGTTTCGGTTAACCTTAAACGCGCCGCGAAATATTCTTCTAAACTAATTAGACCTTTGTCATACGCCGCGTCAATGCTGGCTTGCTCCGTATTAATGAGAGCAAGCGCGCGATCTAAAGCAGATTTTAACCGTGCTTGTAAACTCGCTTCTGGCGCGGCTTCGGGGCCAGCTACTAATTTTTTTGTCTCTTCCGTTGCCTTGCCAATTTCTTTCGCGTATTCATCTACCCGCGTTTTAAGTCCGCGCAACCATTTATCAGCGCGGTTGTAATAGCTATCTTGTGCGGCAAGTTCTACAATTTGGTCCGAAGTTTTATTAGTAACGTCTTCCCATAACCTTGCTTGTTCTCTTATTTTGTCGCCGGTTTCGCCTACTTCCGCGCCTGTCTGTTCAAGCTTTTCAAGTATTAAACCTATGCCTTGTAAACCCGGAGTCCATTTTAATATCTTGCCTAACTTCGCCGCATCAACGCCTAATTCGTTTAGCTTACCTCTAACGTCGTCGATAACGTCTACAATAAAAGCCATACCCTGTAAGATAAAATCAGCAAGCAAAGCAAATGACGCTTTAAGACCCAGCCAAATTAGTTTTAAACCTCTAAAGGCATCAATCATTACAGCAACGCTTTTTACTATAACTTCGGTAAAACTAAAAATGGAGTCTGAAACTTCGCGCGCCCATACGTCAAGATTGCCTTCCTCTTTAAGCCTTGCAAGAAAATTATTTAAGGAATCTACTTCCTCTGTTAAAACTCTAAAAAAAGGTTCAATCCCGATTTTAAGAATTTCCCCTAACTTCTCTTGAACGTCGCCCCAACTATTACCTAAAGCTATTGTAGACCCGGTAGCCCGGCGTTGTGCAATGGCTTGCCCGGCTACTTGGGCTTCAATTTCTTTCAGTACTCCTACAAAGCCTTCTGCTTTAAAAACGGCTTTGTCTACGTCAATGCCTACACGCTTTAGACTATCAACCATTCCTAAACTTGCTTTGCCTAATAGGTTCGCGGCGGATACCATATCACCGCCGGTTAGCGCGGCCATATCGGTCATAGCTTTTATTGTACGGGGTAGAACATCGTCGGTAATGTTGCGGTAGGTAACTAAAAACTTAGTGCCTTCTATAGTGGCTTCGTCGCCGAAGTTAGTTACTTGCTGTAAAGCACTTGCGGTATCTTGTAAATTTTTAGATAGTTCGGGCGTAAAACGCCCCATTGCACGCAATGCCGCATTAAGACCTTCAACGGCTTTTGCTTGTTCTTGCGCGGCCCGTAGGAATTTTTTACCAGCGGCAAACGCCGCGAACGCCGCGCCAGCGGCTACTAAAGCCGTTCGCATATTTAGCACGCTTTTTCTAATGCGCGATAAGCCGCCGCGAAACGCCGCGAACGCCCGCGCTGAACGGGTCGCTTGTCTTTCCGTTCCTTTTAATGTCTTATTAAGCTTTGCTAAATTGCGGTTTGCTTCGTCGCGTAATTGAACAACGATTTTTAAAGTTTCACTTGCTGGCATAGCTATCCTTTTCTTTTTAGATACCTACGCCATTCCTTTTTATCTGCAAATTGTCCGACGCGTGTAGCTATAGCAATTCTTTTTTCATTTTCAAACGCTATCTTTTGGTGTTCGTTTAACGCGTCAACCATAAAGGAATACCCGTAGTCAAAAACGTTTAGGTGGCCTGCTTCGACAAGGGTACAGCAAAGTTTGAAAAGTCCGCGATAATCGCCGCCTTTAGTTCCCCTAATGTCTCCCCTATGCCCGCTTTGCGGGCCAAGTGAAAAAAAGCTTCGTTCACCTTTTCAAAGTTGTCCCAAATTATTTTTATTTCACTGGGGGTCATTTCGATTAATTCATCTAATTCCAAATTACTACATAGGGGTAGCAATCGCGTTTGGAAAAGTTCCTTTAAAGCATCAATGCTAAGGTTATCTATAGCTTTATCTTTTGAAAGGTCTATGATTTCTTTTACCGTAAGTTCCTTTACTTCAAATTCTTTTTCATAGCCTTCAATTTTAAAGGTGTTCTTTAAACGCATAATTACTTGTCTCCTTATTGCGTACTACCAAACTTTTTATACAGTGGTTGTAGTTGTGGTCGTCGTCGTCGTGGCTTGCGTTATATCGAAGTACGGCGAAGACGCGTGGTTTGCAACGTCCGCCAAACCTTCACCCGTGAATGACATTATCATCCAATCTTCGCCGATTAACTGCATAGCCCCATTAGGGGACAATGTAGCTTTCCAAAAATCCCAAGTTTGGTTTTGCCCGGCGGGGTTGTCGCTTATAAATCTCAAAGCGTATTCGCGGGTAACGTCCGTCATTGCAGTTAAGATATTGCCTGCTTGATCGCCCATGATGAAGACCTTTAAATTAAGCGCGGCGATTTCATCAAGGTCGAATGTCAACGCATACTCGGTTTGGATAACCGGGTTTTTATCTTTCGTTCTAAAACCAGACCGACTTGAAAAATGAGGAAGCCTTTCAAGTGTAGGTTCGATTTCAAAACTGGGACAATTACCTACGTCAACATAAGCGCCGGGGCTACCCCCGGACCATTCGGCAATATACAAAATACCTTTACCTATACTATAATTTTCAACGTCATGAGGTGTTGGCATAATTTATATTCCCTCCGTAGTATGTAGATATTTAATGTTTGCAGTTAAGTTAAACGCTAAAAATGGGTCCCAGTATTCCGGCCCCCATTCTATAGACAATAGGGTTTCAATCGCAAGCCCGTTCCATGTAGGTTCGGCATAAAGCACGCGCCAAACGTCGTCAGCAAGCGACGAAACTTTACTATCAAGGTCGTCGTCTATAACGTTATACATATCATAAATATAAATCTGTATAGGTAAAACGGAAGTGATAATATCTACCCCCGCCACGCGGCGATTGCTTTTTTTCTCGACCGGCTTCGGTAAACCCGCTACTGTAGCGGTTATAGGGAACTGGGGCAAAGCAAACTCTGAAAGACTTGCGCGGGTTTGCTTTGCCCGCTTGACTACATTAATTACCGAAATAGTTTTCAGTCTTGAAATGACTTCACGAATTATTCTTTCTCTTTTGCTATTTTCAGCCACGTTGACCTCTTACTAAATTGTTTAAATGTTCACGAACAATTTCTTCGATTTCGTCTTGTTCATCTACGCTGATTGCAAAAAACCTTCGCTCTTCATTCAACGCAAATGCCTTCAACGGGTTAGGCGAACCAGACGGGTCGGTTGTATTCTGAAAAAATATTTCTACTTCGTCTTGACTCGTATCGAAGGTCATAGATGCTAACATTGAACCAGTGTAAAACAAATTGACTTTATCGGTCGGGTGTCCCGTCCGGTCCCTAAACGCGCTGTATTCGGGAGTGTATGGCGTAAAACTATTACCGTCAACATCTTCGCCCCCTGACGTTCGGGCTTGAATTTGGGATATGATATAAAGCGCTATTTCGTCTAATAACTCTGTAGTTATTAATTCACTACCCATTAGGCGAAAGCGGTCTATAAGCCCTTCAATCCCGTGTATTTCAATAGCTTGTCGTGGCATTACTACACGCGTTGTAGTCGGCGAATTTGCGGTTGATATTTTTCATCAGCTTCAACCGTGCCGCTATCGTCCCAATCGTAGTTAATGCCGATTGCTAATACTTCGAGCAATTCGCTATTGTATCTACTACGGAATAAGCTTACTTCACGTTCAAACCCGTCCGGTTCGGGGCTATCCTTCATTAGATATAGGTAAAGCAATTCAAGGGCCTTGTATGATGATAAACGTTTAACTTGGTCAATGTCTACAAGGTCCGGGTCAAATTCAGTTACCCGCCAATCAATACAATATTCGGCGGAAATTGCTTTATACCATTTACCTATAAGCGCGCGATTGATTATAGCGAACGCGTCTTCATGCTGGTTCAACCAATCGCTTACGCCTAATTGTAAGACATTAGGTCTAATCTTTTTAATGTCTTCATCAGTTGAATAATAGGTTCTTGCCATTTACTTTTTCCTCCGCTTAATAACTCGCTTCGCTGGCGAAGGTTCAACGGCCTTTTGGTTGTCTTCTTCTAAGCCCGTGCCAGCCGTAACTTTAACGGCATCTTGCTGTTCGGTTTTAGGAAGTGTTCTCAAATTAACGTCCGGCGTATTTATAGGTACGGGTTGCGGAATAATTTCCGGCGGGTACTTAGCGTCAAGCGCCACTTCCGGGTAGCCCATTCCTATAAGTACATTTATAATCGCTTCGTCGTCCGTTACGAATTGACCGTTTACAAACTCCGCTAACGGGGCATCGGTTTTCGGGTTCCATACTATTGTAGCTAACATAGCCCGATAAAATCTTCGTTTTTTACCCATAACTACCCTCCATTCGACGGGCAATTACTACATTAAGTCGTTGTCGTTGTAGTACTTGTCGTCGTGGTTGTCGAAGTGGTTGTAGTCGTAGACCATCCCGTGCCTTCTTCAATCGCTTCGTTTACGTCCTTTGCCCAGCGACGCACATAAGGCGGTTGACCTAAAGCATTTTCCATTTTATCTCTATCTGCTTGACTCATAGTTAATTACCTCCGTTTTAATTTTGTATCGAAAGGTTGTCTATATAGACATTCCCTTTACGATTGTAGTTAAGAGGTAGCTAACCCGGTAATGGTCCCGTGGTATTCTTCCGGGCCATAGTCAAGACCAACCTGACCATAGATTTGACCCTTTTCAGCCGCGCCCGTTTTGCTCAATTCCTCATAGAAGAGAACGCCTTTTTCGGGGACGGGAAGGAAGACCGGGGAACATACGGAAAGGTCTGCAATAAGCAATGTAGCCGCCGGAACATTCGGCGCCCAAACGATACCCAGTATAGCAAAGTCGGTTTCAATCTGATTGATATTGTAACCGCCTATGTTCCGATCTTGCGGGGCATACCCGTAAATGTCGGAAATTCTTTGCTTCTGGAAGGCATTAACAAAAATGACCGGGTTAACAAACTCGCTACCATTGCTTGCCATTGTCCGAAGTAAACTGTCAATCAAAGGCTTTGACAACGCCGCCCCGCCTGCGGCTAAGGTATTCGTGGTTGCGGCGGTAATGATACCGCGCGACTTCGCGGCGGTTGTGGCATTGGTTGCCTTCTGGTAAGCGCCATTCAAAAAAGTGTAGTCAACATTTACCGCAATTTGTCTCATGTGCGCGCTGATTTGAAAATCGCGTTCGTTCTGAACTGGTTGAACTCCGGTAATGTCTACAAGGCCGGTTGTGCCGTCGGCGACAACTTGACCCACTACACTTTGCTTCGCATAAGACACGGTAACGGCCCGGTGAAAAATTTGAACCGTATTTATGTCTTGGTCGCGGACGTAGGTCCACGGCGTAGGCGCGGTTAAAGAAGCTTGCTCCGTTACCGCTGGCTGGGCGGCGGCTTCAAGCGCCCACGGTTGCGCTAACGGGAATTGAAAGTCGGCAACCGTTCTAATATTGCCGCCTTGCAAACCTCCAATCATGTTAAGGAACGGGGTCTGATTTGCACCAATCAGAAAAAGTTCGCCTGTATAGTTCGGACAGTTCCAACTGGTCGCTATTGCATTGACATTAGGCATTTTTTAAATCCTCCTTAATAATTAGGAAAGCCTTACGCCGCCGCTTTTTTCTTTGCTTGTTCGATTTTAAAGATACGATTTTTTAATACTATCATAGCTTTGCTATCGCTCAATTTATATGCTTCGGCGTATTGCTTCTTTAGTTTGTCTAACTCTTCTTCGCCAGCGCCGCCGTCGCCCCCTTGTCCCCCACTACCGCCACTACCGGGCTTGCCGCCCCGTAGTAATTTATCTTTTCCCGAATAAGAATCAAATATAAAAGACATTGCTTCATTAAAGCCTGCAATGTCGCCGGGATTTTCGCGAGACAAAATCTGGTCGCCTTGCTCATTGTAGGCAACAAGGTTTAAAGTAGAAGTCTTTTTATTTTCTTCTACTTTAAAGTGCTTCCCGAAATATGTCTCTGCAATTTCTGGCGGTAAATTGGTTTTCGGTTCGGTTCCCGAAAAAAATGGAGAAGTTGCAAACTTATTGCTAACCATCAGCGTTCTAATTTGTGCATCTTTTTTACTAATGGTCGTTTTGTAGTCATTTTCCTTTGCAGTGAATGACTTTTTTACGCCGTCAACTTGTTCGTCGTAAGCGTCCTTCATGTCTGCTTTTAACTTGTCCACTTTATCGGCTTTCAACCAATCCTTTTCATTAAAATTTTCAACTGTAGATATTGCTTCATCGGCTTTGGTTTTCCAATCCACCAATTCGTCAATCCCGTCAAAAATTTTGTAGGTTTCCTTTAAAGAGTCGCCAGTTTCCCTAAACTTTTTATTCTCTTTGCCTAATCCAATTATTTTTGAATACATGGCAATAGGGTCAAGCGCTATCTCTTTACCATCAGGGTCAATGTAAACTGGTTTACCTTCTTGGAACACGGGTAACTTTGTGTCGTCGTCGCTAACTTTTATTTTCCATTCTTTCGGCATGGCGTCCGCCTCCTGTCCCATCCGGGAACGTTTGTAGTAAAAAGTTTTGGCTTCGTCCGAAGCCGCTATAGCCAATGACTTACGGCTTAAAAGAAAATAAACCTAAGTCAATTTTATTATGGTTCCTAACATCGTAATGTAGCCATGAGATATCCAGTTCAATCGCCGTTATATATCTATAGGTTGCCCCGTTGGGCTTTGCGATTATATCTTGTCTTATCTCTTCGGCTGTAACCTTTATAGGAATCATATCTAACGCGCGCCCGAATCGGTGCTGGCTGTACGTCGCACCTATCTTACAATCGGGTCCGCGATAACCTCTATATTTATGTGTACCGCCCCACGCCCATGTATTAACTACAATGGTTCCGAAACGTTTCCTAATTAGGTCGGCGGTAATTAAAATCCTATCATCAAACAAAGTAAAAATTCGTTTCCCCAGTTTGACTATACAATGGTCATGCGTTACCGGGTCAAATAATTCTTTGCTACTAAAATGTTCGGGTTCATACATTCTTTTGACCTTCGTTATAGTCGCCAAAAAGTTTTACTAATTTGGAAAGCGTTTTTTTAGCAAGCTTTTTATTTATGCGAAACCGTGTAATGTCTTTAGCAATAAAGCTTTTACTATATTCCCGCTTGTCAAAGCTTTTTTTATAAATGGTCATCTCTATTTTAATGTAAGGCATTTGCTAACACGGCTTAACGCGCTGGAAACCTACTTAAAGCGTTCGCGCTTGCTGTCCGCGGACGGCCATTGATAAAGGAATTAGGGCGATAAGCCCAGCGTTGAACACTCCAACTTCTTACATTAAAGTATAATGGAAAACCATTCGCGCCTATTGACGTTCGCTTAAAACCTACACGGGCTACTGGGATTACACGAATACCCAGCGGATAATTACTCATTATTTTTTTTGCCATTTGCTACCCCCTTTTACCGATTGTATATATATAATGGTTAATTAAGTCCCTTGCCTTTGTTCCAAATCAAAGTCTTGTACTTCTATTCCGCCTTCTGGAATCCATTCCGGCCTAACGGGTCGCCAATGGTGTCTACAGTTATACCCGCCCCGGTTAGTCATAGCGGGTCCAGATTTACCTTGCCAGTTCATTCTATTCCAGCTATTTATTTCTCCGGTCGTGTAGACATTGCCCGCGCGTGTTCTGCAAAAAGGCCGGGACGTTTTTATAATGTCGCCTACATATAAAAAATGTTTAATGCCTAAGTCTTCCGACTTCTGCAAATTGACTTCGTTGTAGTAGTTCATTGTATTATCGAAGGCGTGTTGTTTAGCGTATTGCGCCATAGGACGCCCCGCGCGGTCTACATGACCTACCATTACTCCCTGTACTGTTTTGACTAACTCACTAAACGGTTGACCCGCTATAACGCTATCATACATACCTTGCGCTATACTGGCTACAGCGTCTTCACCAAAATTTAAATATGTCTCAAAGCTGGTTCCGGCTAATGCTTCCATCATTGTCTTATCTATACCCGTAAAGCGAACGCTTTCGCCTAAGCCCTTCCAGCTACGTGTTATAAACTTGTTAATGTCGCCGAAGTTGCCTAACATTGTTTTAATTTCCGGTCCATACTGGGTTTCCAGTAGGCCAAGCATTTGCTTATGAATTTTTTGACTTTGCTTCAAATTAATTTTAATGCCTTCAAGCGCGCCGCCCTTCTTAGTATCAAGTTGCTTCATTAAATCAATCATCTTGTCTTCTAATTTGCGAACGGACGTTAAAACCATTTGCTGATTAAGGGTTACGGCTTCCGCTAAAAATTCGTCAGTTACTTGCGCGTTAGCAATTAATTGTTCTATTCGCGATAACTTCTTTTTAGCCATTAACAGCAACCCCGCGCATTGTCTATACTGGACCTTCGTAAAGCCTTTTTACGCGCGGTTATACGTGCCGCCTTTCGATTAATGGTCCGCGTTAGCTTGCGCGGTTGTGCTACTCTTCGATTTGGATGCATTAATTTTTTATTCATCTGATTTTTTCTATAATCTCTAACGCTATTCGCAAGGCTTCGCGCGATTGTTCGTAATTACTATAACCCCCGTTTAAAAAATGGTTTAATTGGTCGGCCAGTGTATCATTTTCCTTTTCTAAAAAGTTTAACTTTATTCCAGCGCCGCCGCCTATCAAATGCATTGACGCGCGTTTGCCTTTACTTATTCTATCGGCGGACAAATCGGCTATTGTGCCATTCCTAAAAATCATTCGCGCGTTAGCATAGTAATGCTTTCCTAAGTCATTCTTTAAGCCCTTAGCCTGTAGGTATTTAATCGGTTCGCCTACAATGTCTAAAGTCAAATCAATGTCATGTAGCATTAGGTCTAAAACAACGTCCGAATTATCGCGCGGGTAATCCCTACCATTGTTAGACCTAAACGCCTTTATATACTCATAGCCCTTGCCGTTAGACATATTCTTTTTGCCTGCTATATAAACACTGTTATAACGTTCCAAATGGCCTATAAGTAATTGCACTTCGTAAAGTTTAGCTAAAACAAAAAGCTGGTCGGCGTCCGCTATAGTCATAGCCATTGGTTTTTCGATTAAGACATTTGTTTTTTCCCGAATAAAATGCTTTGCTATTTTGTAGTGCTGGTCGTCCGGGGTTACTATGCTTACATATTCAACGCCCCTTAGCTTGCGATAATCATTTGTAAACGTCGCCCCTAACTTAACGGCTAATGCTTCCGCCCGCTTTGGATGATTATCTACAAGGGTTAAAGCAACCATAGGCATTTGACTATATTTTTCGGCGTGGTATTTGCCGAACTTGCCTACCCCGATAACAGCTACATTAATCACGCGGCGGTTTTCTCTTCGTGTTACTTACTATTTTATTTGTATATCGGTCGATTTTGACATACCGCCCGGTCTTCGGATTTTTGCGTATAGTAAAACGGGACCTTTGCTTTTTCTTCATTGTCTTTACTCCATTTGGTTATGTTTCCGCGCCTTCCTCTTCCTCTTCCTCTTCCGCATTGGTAAAGGCGGCGTCGGGGGTTATGGTTACTTCCGGGGCCGCTTCAATTTCTTCGTCGATCTCTTTTAGTTGTGAATCTTCGGCGGCTGGCAACATTGCACGCACAACATTTTTCTGCATAACATCTTTAAACTTGCGAGACATTACTATAGCCTTAGCAGTTAAGACATTTTCTAAATCTGCTGATAAGTTTTCAACGTCGTAAGTCCGCGCCCGTTCTATGCTTACAAACTCTAACAAATCTTCTTGACCTTCCCAGCGCAACCAAAATTCAATAATCATCTTTTCGGCGTGTTCAAGGTTCGTAGCCTTGCGAACAAGGTTGGCATTAAGTAATTGAAATTCGGCTTTAAGGGCCGCACCACTTTTAGGCGCGGTAGACACTTCCATTGAAGCCATGCCCCCGGCATTGACCGCCCGGTATATCTCACTTACCTTGCGCGCTATCCAATCCAATATAGCCGTTATAGGTTCCTGTACTCTTGCTTCAAGCCAATCGGGTTTACTTTCGGGGTGGTCCGGGTCAAATTCTAAAATAGCAGTTACCCCGGCTTCGTCTGCTTGATCTGCTTTAGCGCCGTCTGGACTGGTTTCCTTCATGGGTTTACGCATCATAGGAAAGGCCGCATAAGATATTACCTCTTCACCATGAGACAAATTCCTAAGTATGCTAACATCTATACGGCTTACGTCGTGAATGTCGCTAACCCCTATGGGCCGTACCTTCCCGCGTAAGTTATATAACCAAACAAAAGGAATTTCGCCTATAGGGTTATCGCCTTCTAAAACTAATCTACCTTCAGACGTATCGTCAAGGGCTTTCCCGGTTGACTCCCCGCTTTCGGGAACTTCCCAAACCTCAAAATGATCTGGATACCATATTCTATATTGCAAGGTGTCGCCGTCAAGGTCGTCTAACAATTTGAGATAAGATAAAAAGGGCCGGTTGTTTTCGTCCCGTTCGTAAGCCCAATCAAGTATGGCGGGCGGGAAGTAAGGGGCCACGTAAGGGTAGACCTCCGCTTCAATTTGTTCCGCGCGGGTTTCAAATGTCTTGCTGGCTTTGTCTACAAGTATTCCTACCATGCCGTAGATACTGGCATAGCGCCCTTGTTCGGTCATAAAGTCGTCGAAGTTATCGCCGTATAGGTTGCAATCCTTTACAAACATCTGCCATAATTCGTCGTCTGACAGTTCGCCCATATCACGCTTAACGGGTTTCTTGAATAAGTAAAAGTTAAAAAGGTCGATTACGCTTTTACTATAGCTAAACCCATACGCTTCATATAATCGCCGCGTATAATTGGCTTTGCTTTCCCGTTCATTGCGTCTTAAATAACCTTGTCGAACCAATTCCCGCGCGCCTTCATAACTTGCCATTAGGAAAAACCATTCATTGATATTGGCCTGATATAATACGTGGGTTGATCTTAACTCCGAAACGACTAATTGATTTATAGGCATTAGCGACCTCTTCTTTTTTGACTTTGAGTAATTGCGAAGTGCATGGCACGGGCCTTCTTAAGTTTTTGCTGTCTTGTCCCACTGCAAAAACATTTGATATTGGTTCCTATCGGCCTATCCGTTTTACTACTTGCCTTCCGTGGGTGGCCGTGGACCACGCAAGCACAACCGCCTTTCCATTTTATAGACATTGCTAAACCTTGTTAAAAACATTAAACGTTGGTACGGGCGGCTTGCTTCTCTTTTTAGGCTTCGGCGTTTCTTTGTCGTCGCCTAATGTAGATATGCCTTTCACGGTATTGACTACATGGGTCATTGCTTCCGCTTGTTCTTTTTCATGTTTGGCTATACGCCGCGCGGCGTTCTTTGCGCGAATCAAGCGGGTCGGGTCATTACGAACGACTTCGCTATTAGCAAGTGTTCGCGCGTCGTCTTCCGATTGCCAGCGTTTTTCGCGGGCCGTTAACTTAGATTGTTCTGTAGGCATTGGCATTTCCCTTATCATTTGTAGTTATTCAAGGTCCAATTCGTCTTCCCCGAAAATGTCTACTCCATCCATATATAAATCAAGTATATGAGATAAGCGCTTGACCATTCCCATTACGGCTACTATATGATCTTCACCGAAAAAGTAGTATTGCGTTACAATCTCATTTTCGGTAGCGGGTCGCCCTTTCGCGTCGGCTCCGAATGTAGATATTTCGCCGCTACCGTTCTTTTGCAGAATTACCGCAAAATTTCTAATTCGCTTATCTCTAATAGCACGAATAATATCTTCAAGTGTACTAATAGACCCGCGTTCTTCGTATAACCGTACTACTTTTTCTTTTACTTCTGCCATAAGCTTTTATCATGGTACTTGTTTAATAGTTGAATTGCAAAGCGTTCCGCGTCGCTCTTTGCTACATAGTCCGATTGTAGGTTGAAGCGCTTAGGTTCAAACCGCGCCATACACTGTAGCTTAATGGCGTCCCGTATGGCCGGGTAGTTATTGGTTATATTGAATATTGTTTTACTCATTTCCAAAATTTGTTTCCCATTGCTACATATTTTCTTATCGGGTGTTCTCTATGAATGTAGTAACCAATGGCGTCTGTTAAATGGGTTAACATTAAATCACGCTTCTTATCTATTTCCCCGGTCCCGCCTTCAATGACTCTAACGCCTTCAAAGTCTTTAATCGTATGCTTGCAAGTTTTATCGACAACGAAAAAGACTTCGCCGAAAGTATTTTGCAATCTGCTATTAACGCTATTCACCCGCACCCGTTCGCGCGGGTTGTGCGAAGGTATGCGAAAGATAAGACGGTTTTTAAAATGGGGTAGTAAAACTTTTTTTACCAAGTCCCAATCGGACCCTTCAACCTTCGCAGACCCGCCAGCCCCGCCGGTCGAATCGCCGTATAGGAATACTTGTCCTTTGTGGTTTCCCCAATCTTCAAGAAACTTCTTGCATACGCGAATGGTATTGCTATTGCGTTTTATATATATTTCGCCGATAACGGCTGTAGTTGTTTTACCTATCATGGACTTCTGATAAGTGGGTTGCTCTTTTATCTCTTGCATTATAGAAGCGACGCCGGGGCTTTCGTTGAAGTCAAGCGCAAGTATCAAAGGCCGTTTGTCATGGTACTTCTCACGCCACGCGCCTACGTGCTTTATTTCATCGAAGTTGTAGTAACAACGCCCAGCATAACTAACGAATGACCCTTCATACTCTTGTCTATAAGTCAAATCATCTAAATCACGTTTGGCTTGTTCAATTTCTTCGGCATCAAGTATATCACTACTTAACCAATGGAAGGTTGCCCAGTTGCCTGTAGTATCCGCTTCGGCATCTTTGTATAAGTCATAGTAATGGTTGCGACCTTCCGGCACTCCTATAAAATCACAAGTACCATGCCGGTCTGATAGCGCGGGCCTTACGTGTTCGGGCCACGTTTGGGGTTTCATGTTTCCAATTTCGTCAAGGCATCCGTGGTCCCACGGCGGGCCTTCAATACGTTCGGGCTTGTCCATTCCCATAACGTGTATTTCGCTACCATTAATTAAAAAGATTACCAGTTCGCTTTCAGAAGGGGCGCGGGCTTGTAGTGATTGCGGGGTAAGTAGTTTAAGGTCTTTCCAAAATATTCTCTTTGCCTGCATTTGTGTAGGCGCGCCAGCAAAATATCTACCGTCGCCGTATTCACTACCCTTCAAGGCTAACATTACTAACTTTCGTTTGCCAAATATTTCGGTTTTACCGGAACGCCTACCGGAAGGGATTACATTAAACCGGGCCGTTGAAGCCCAGCCCGCCGCTTGTGTAGCATGATAGCGCAAAGGATAATTTCGTTGGATATGCGGGGCTAATGACTTCTTTCGGTAAAAGGTTTTCCTATACCGCTTGTAGTCGTCCTTCAAGCGGTCTGGGTCCACCATGAAATTATCTTTTACTTTTGTTTGCGCTAACATTTATGCATTACCGTCTTCTAATGGTTGTTTATTGTCTACACTGGGAACGCCATTGAATAGCGCATCTGTAGCGTCCTTAATTTCCCTTGCAAACTCTTCCGCTGTTTTGTCTTCAAATGTTCTATCCCGTCCCCAATCGCCCTTTTGCTTGCGTTCCAAAAACCATGCGGCGGCGTGCCATTGCGGGGCTAAAGTAGTTTCGGTATGTTCATGTTCTATCGTTGCTACCTTCTTGCCGACTCCTACTTGTTTGACTTTGGTTTTCAAAACCCTGTAGCCGCCTTCCGCCGCGCGTGATAATACTTTCAGCGCGTCCATTTCCCTTTGTGCTTCAATGGATTGAACCCGGAATCTAAAATTAGCATACTTCGTCATTAAGGGGTCTTGACCGCGTTGCATATACTTGGAAAAGATACGTGTAGATATTCCAGATAAAGCACAAGCGGCCTTGCGGGTCATTCCTAAAGCAAGGGCATCAAAGAATATTTTACGCCGCCGTCTACTTAGTATTTCGCGGTGCGGCGGGCGTTTGCTTCCTTTACGTCTTTTGATTATTCGTGCAGGCTGGCTTAAACGCTTCGCGCGCGACGACCTTGACGACTTCTTACGCTTTCGTCGTTTTAAGGTCATAGGCTACGAATGTCTATATGTTATGAATGTCTACATAGTCCTTAGTAGTAGTTTGATTAGTGTAGTTGTATTAGCCCGTCCTTATAGCAAATTGCACCTATATATGTCAAGTAAAAAATTGTATATGTGTAACACTGATTTGAAGGAACCTTGCAAACCCGCATGAACATTAGCTTTTTATGTCCTCTGAAAGCCCCGGCAGAATTAAGTTTTTTGGGCTATGGCTGTAGACGTACTGTTTTAGCTGGTTCGGGGTAGGGTCCATCGGGCCGAATGGTAGCCGTAGACCCGCTAACGACGGGGGCTACCGGGGGGTTCAGCGACAGGCTAAAAACGCCGAAACGCTGAAATAAAAAACGGACACTTTTTTTTAAACCCTTATAGACCGTGGGTTTGCGGCGAAGGGCCGATCTACGTAGACGCACGGTATTCGGGGCTTTACGAAGGGGCATCCGAATAGGCATGAAAAAAGGACCTCCGCGCACTTTTAATGCTAAAATGTACCACATTGTGGTATAAAAAGGGCATTTATTTTCACTTTTTTGCCCTTCTAACTATTTGGAATCATTACAGATTATCGGCCATATTCGTGCTACATTGTGGTACATATTTGACCGTTCCGAAGGGACCGCGCGAAGCCCCGGTATTACCGGGTTTGCGGGCATTGTTCGACGCTGGGTTATAATGGTAGGGACCGTCGAATATACACAAAAATAAAGCTTGTGCTTTTGTTCTATATAGCCGATAATAATAATAGGGGAATGTCCCCTACCACTTGACCGCCCCGCAAATAGCGGGGACGCCGACGGCGGCAACGCCTTGAAAGTAACGGCCCTTTTAGAAAACGGATACCGGGCTTTCAAGATCGGCACGACAAAGGCGAAAGCCAGTTTGTCAAGGGTTTTTCAAAAGCCTGCTTTATGGGCGTTAGTATTGAGCGACCGAAAGCGAAAGCATTTAGCAAGTAGTGAGTAAGGTTTGCTTGAACTTAGCTAACGGACTTTAGCGGGCGATTGATTATAAGTAGTTGGGACATAGAACTGAACGCAATAGGGTAGCAATACCCTTAGCCGATAGTTAGCAGTTGCCTTGCTAACTGATACCATTTCTTAATGACTATACGATAGTAACTGGCAATCAATATCAATAAGTCCACGAAAGGCTATAGTCATACTTGCAGGCGCGCGAAGATCACTTGAAAACAATACGCATTAACCACGCTGTACGCAATAATCGAAGAGTAGGGAAACTGAAAAAAGTTTATTGCAGTGGGCGTAGTCCTATAAGATAGGTAGAACTTTCCATCAATTCCTAAGTGGTCAAAAAAAATCCTCCTCCTATATTTATGTTGAAAGGCCGGGGCTTCGGTTCCGGCCTTCGTGTAGGGTTAGCCGCCTACGCGCTGACGATACAGGCTAATAGCAATTACCTAAAACGTGTTAAAATAAAATAGGGGATATTAAATTATGAAAGCTACAGACATTAAGTTGACCGTAAAAAATGCAGATGCTTGCGACGCTATTGACCGTGGCGCAAGTAACCTACAAAGATACTTTGACGTAGGCGAAGAAATTGACGTTGAACTTGATACCATTAGCGACGGCTTGCATACATTATTTTTGCTAACCGGGTCTAACCCGCTTTACAAAACCTATAAGGAACTGGTTGTCAAATTGCACGACGCCCACGACGCGATTGATAAATTTAATGACGAATGGCAAAAATTCTACGAAGATATACCGGGCTAATTAAAATTTGTATATGTATAATCATAAAATCGAAACCATGCGCGGGCTTGCTCCGCGCTGGTCGGCGTTGCCGTAGTGGGCGCGCCTTGATAAGATTCCTAATGATTATCAAAATTCTAAAATAGGAGGATATAAAAATGGCAAAAGTAAAACGTAGTAAAGCGAAAAAAGAGTCTTTACCTACAGACGTTTACGAAGTATTTCCCGGTCTTCGATTTACCATTAATTATAGTGACATTGTAACCGTGGGTTTGCCGGACAAGCGACAAGCGTTTACTTTATCTACAGTAGACGACGCGGAAGACGTTCACAACCAAAAGTTTGAAGATATTCAAATGGTTTGCAACCGTTCCTTTACTTATAAGGAAGCGCTTAAGTTGTCCGCCGCTTTAGCCGAAGCGATTAAAGCCGTTGACGTTCTAAAGAAGCAATACAGCAAGCTTGACGAAATTGATTGCTACCTTGATTCAATGCAATCAACCGTTGACGACTACCGCCGCGAATTAAAGGAAGACGCCGAAAATATTGACGTTAATCTGGACCTTGACGGCGACCTAAAAGACCTTGAATACGCAATCGAAAATTTCTAAATGAATAGTCAAAAAATCGAAACGCGGGTAGCTATAAACCCGCGTCGCTGTAGGCGGTTCCTACAGCTTTGAAAAGATTCCCATTGACTACAACTAAATAGGAGGATAAAAAATGGCACAACTTTACAGGCATTTGTTTCAAGTAAGGCGCGTTAGTGGTATGGTTTTCCCGCTGGATATGCTTAGGTACGACCATTGCGTACCAGCGACAAGCGAAGACGTAGGCAAAATTGTTGATTCACTTAGTTATGAAAGACAAATTGAACTTGAACAAAGCAAAGACGAATTAATAATTACGCTTTCGGCCTACTGGGAAAAGCCCTACAAGCCTACCAGTAGACGCTGGGAAAGTTTCGGCTGGCAATTTGTAATGGGTACACTTGAAACGCAAAAAATGTGAAAGGGGTTTAAAATGAAGCGCTACTATTTATTAGCTGGGGCTATAATCCTTTTACTTTGCTTAGTGGCTTTGCTTCAAGGTTGTAAGACCACGGCGGGACATTACACGCAACGAAGCAACATAGACCCGCGCAAAACAGTTTATTATAATAAGGACGGCGACCATAAAGG